ATACCTCCAGGAACCCCTATGTTAATAACATTAAATAGTATTAGAGGAGTAGATTCATACCCAGGATTTGTTCATCATGTAAAAAAAGTAATGGATACTGAAAAACGATTTGTAGAAGTTACTTTTATAGGCGCATCCTATAGAATGAAACAAAAAACTCAAAAAATTTGGAAAAAAGTAACAGTATCTCAAGTAGCTAAAACTATTGCAAAAAAATACAAATTTTCTTTTGATATAACCCCTCATAAAAGAGTATTTTCTCAATTATCTCAACATGGAGAAAGTGATTGGCAATTTTTAGTTAAATGTGCTAAAAAATGTGGTTATTTATTTAGAGTAGATGGTACTACTTTAGTTTTTAAACCAATAGATGAAATTTTTAATAAATATAAAAACTATGCTCCAACTTATAATTTAAGCAATTTAACAGAAAGTGGAGCTGGTATAAAAGGTTCTGATATTTATTCATTTGTTCCAATTGTTGGAGAATCCATTCCTTTTCCAGATGCAACTAAAAGTTTTCAATCTTTTAATGGAGTAAATCCTATTACTAAAAAATCCAATTCATTTAGTAACCAAAAAGACAAAAAAGGTAAAAGAAGAAAAAAGAAAGCCCCTTTATTTGATGGTTTTGATACAGACACTGTAGTACCTGGTATGGATATAGCGAAATCTCATTCTGATGCTTTTGCGGAAATGATTAAATTTCCTTACAGAGCAACTGGAGCTGTTGTAGGAACACCAACATTAATACCAGGCCAGCCTATTTATTTAACAGGGGTAGGTGATGAATATAGCGGTCATTGGATAGTTCTTTCCCTTGAGCACATAGTTCATTATATAAATTTAACTGAAACAAAATATACAACTAATATAGAAATAGGTATTGATTCTCTTGGAGAATCTTTTAAAAATATTCAAGATTTTTTAAATATGTCAGGAGATGAAGATTCAGTATACGTAGAACCAAATGTTAGACAAACACTTAGAAAACCTAAATCATTTATAAAAACAAAAAGAGTTCCTACTCAAAATGACTCTAACATAACTTTAGGAAAAGTTAAAAATTTTAATAAAAAAACTTCAAGAGCTAAAAATGAATTGTACTCATATTGGGAAAGTAACATAACTGATGTTAGACTAAGGCAAAATAAACCAAGTAATAGAAGTATTTTTGTTGCTCAAAGACTTAGACGGAGGTTGTGCTGTTGTTAGGCGGAGAGGTCGATAAAAAATTTTATGGTATCTATAGAGGTATTTGTTTAGATGTTAAAGACCCTATTTCTAAAAGCAGAATTAGAGTAAAAGTACCTCAAATTCTTGGAGAAGAAGTAACTGATTGGGCATGGCCGTGCCTTCCAGCTTCTGCTTATCAAACACATTTAAATCATGTAGTAACCATAGGTTCTGGAGGGTCTCCTTCACACGGTCATTCCGCTACCGTGACTAGGGCATCTGCCTCAGACCCAAGAGATACAGGTTCTTCCCAGCACACGGTTCACTATAAAACCCCTAAACTTAATGATGGGGTGTGGGTTATGTTTGAAGGCGGAGACCCTAATTTTCCAGTTTGGATGGGAGTGTTCTAATGGCTACTCAAAGAGCTATATCTTTACCTTTTTCTTTAAGTGAGTCTTATGGCATATCTTTTACAACTAATCAAAATAAAATATATAAAGATAGAGTATTTTTAGCTGTTATGACTGCTTTTAATGAAAGAGTCATGAGACCTAATTATGGTAGTCAAGTAAAAACGGTTATTTTTGAACTTGAAGAGGAAGCTACTGCTATAGTAGATTCAAGCGTTAGAGATGCTTTTGCTAATTGGTTGCCTGCTTTAGTTTTATTAGATTTATCGTCAGAATTGGATATAGAAAACATGCATTTTAATATTACAATAAACTATAGGCTTCCAAATGAAACAACAGACGAAATAAGAATAAGTACAGGCACCTTTAATAGGTCCGGAGATTTGCTTGAAGGGAATAACTAATGGCTGAGCCAAATGTAATACCTCAGATAGATTACACATCTAGAGACTTTGAGGCTATTAGAGATGACATGATATCTTTAATTCAATACTTTTTACCTGAATGGAAGAATAGAGACGCTTCTGATTTTGGTATTACTTTAATTGAATTGTTTGCCTATATGGGCGACATTATGAGCTTTTATATAGATAGAGCAGCTAATGAATCGTTTATATTAACCGCAAGTCAAAGAGACAGCGTTCTTAGAATGGCTAGATTATTAGGATACACTCCTACACCTAGCACTCCAGCAACAGTTACTTTATCTTTTAGTACTTTTGCTACTTCTTCACAAGTTGTTCCTGCCGGAACTCAAGTATCTACTACAAGCATTGTTAGTGGAGAAAATGTTGAAATTATATTTGAAACAAACTCAGCAATAACTGTTCCAGCTTCTGGAGATGGTGGGCTGACAGCAGGTGCTGTAGTTACGGTTGTTGCTACTCAAGGATTTACAGTTGAAGAAACCGGTATAGACGCACTTGGAGTTTCAAGCGGTTTATCTGACCAAGTTTTTATTTTAGCTGATTTTCCTGTTATTAAAGATAGCATTGAAATTACAGTTGACAACGTAGTTTACACATTTGTTGATTATTTAGTAGACTACTCAGGAAATGACCCTGTTTATACAATTGATGTAGATGGTGAAGATAGAACTTATATTATTTTTGGAGACAATGTTGGTGGACGTATTCCTCCAAGAAATGGAACTATAGAAGCAACTTATAGAGTTGGTGTAGGAGATGCTGGAAATGTTGCAGAAAATACATTAACTGAAATAGTAACTAATTATCAAGTAGGTCTTCAGGTAAACAATGAAGACCCCGCTTCAGGAGGCTCTGATTCAGAATCTACTGATTCGGTAAGATTAAATACTCCAATTAGTATTAGGTCATTAAACAGAGCTGTTACTTTAGAAGATTACGCGTCTTTAGCGGTTCAAATTTTAGGAGTAGCAAAAGCAAATGCAATTGCTAACACATATAACAGCATAACTTTGTATTACGCACCGTCTGGTGACCCTGGTGTTGAAGATGATAATGTTACGCCTACATTAGTGTTTACTAATCTACAACCTACAGTTCAAACATTTTTTGCAGATAAAATGCCTCCTACTACAACGTTAACTTTACAACCTCCTTCATATGTAGATGTAAACATAGAAATTGACGTTCAAGTTCTAGACCAATACAGACAAAGTACCGTTACAAATGCAGTTCAAGCTGTATTAAGTAACTTCCTTGCTTTTGATAATGTTAACTTTAAAGATAGAATAACTTTACAAGATTTATTAACAGAAGTATCAACAGTATCTGGTGTGGCTTACTCAACTATAACTTTATTAGATAGAGATAATTCTGTTACGGCAGCGGCTCGAGCTTCTGGCTCACCAACTATTACTCTTACTACTTTAAAACCTCATAATTATGTTGCAGGAAATAGAGTAACTATAGCTAGCGTAGATGCAACTGTAAACGGAAATTATTCTGTTGCATCAGCCCCAACATCAACTACATTTACTATTACAGGAACGGTTACTACTCTTTTAGCTTTAACAGGACTTACAGGAACAGTAGAAGCAGTAGTAGACATTATATGTTCTGATAATGAAATACCTCAGTCAGGAACTTTAACAATTACACCGTCCGGTGGAATAGCCTAAAAGGAGAAAACATGGCCGCAACATACCCAGGAGCTATTAAGTCATTTCAAACAAAAAGCAATTTTACTGAAATTGTAGACTCCTCTCACGTAAACTCAATTCAAGATGAAGTAGTTGCAATTGAAACTAACTTAGGAACAAATATTGCAACCTCTACCTCACCTTCTGCAAGCAACACTTTTAACAGTGCTTCTCAAAACTATGGAACATTAAATGCACGACTTGCAAACATTGAAACTGGTGTAATTGCAGACTCACATAATCAATACGTTCATAAAACTGGCGGGGACACACTAACACCTTCTGGTATTGCAGTAGTTGGGTTAAATATTAGAGCAGCCGCTGGTCAAACTGCAAATCTTCAAGAATGGAGAAATAGCTCTAATACACTTAGAACATGGGTAGACCAAAACGGTAACTTAAACACAACAAGCGGTGTTGCAGCAACTTCTTCAGACATTGCAGATTTAACAGGATTAGTTATTGCAGGAGTATTTTAAATAAACCATGGCAAAATACGGTAGAGATTATTACGGTATAGGTTTTTACGGTCCATTTACAGTAAGTGACTTTAATGCTTATCCTTTTACAGCCTTTCCTTCTGGGTATGGTCGTATCTCTTTGTCATGGACTAACCCTACTGGTAACTGGTCTCAAATTAGGGTAATTAGAAATTCATATGGATTTCCCACTAGTGCAGCCGATGGAATTGTTATAGTTGATTTTTATGTTAATTCCGCTCCTACTGAATATGTAGATGCCGGAGACATAATAGATGGAGAAGTTCAATATTTAACTGAAGGTAAATTTTATTACTATAGCGTTTTTGTAAGAGAAAACATTAATTTTACATGGTTAAGAGCAGCTAACGCTGTAGGTATTTCTGTTAAAGACTTTAATACTTCTAATGATTTATATGATTATTTACCTGATTCTTATAAAGTAAATTCTTTAACTGGAGATGTTTTATCAGAAGCTGACAATTTATTTTTAAAAAGCTTTTTAAAAATATTTGGTTTTGAATATGATATTGAAAAAACTTATGCATTAAACTTTTTAGATTTATATAAAATAGACTCCTTACCCGGCCAACTTCTTCCACAAATGTTAGAACAATTTGGAGGTTGCTTTGAGCCAGAAGTGGGGCTTAAGCAACAAAGAGTTTTATTAAGAAATTTATTTAATATTTACAAAGAAAAAGGCACTTATGATGGTTTACTAGCTTTTATAAAAAGTTTTAGTGGATACGACTCTATTGTTGAAAAGGGTAAAAATTTATTTCTTGATTACAACGACTCTTCTTTTGAAGAATCTATAGGAAATTGGACAATATCTTCTGGAGGGACTTTAACACGATATATAGGTGACCCTTTAATAATAGAACCTTACGAAGTAACAGCCCCGGTTGGATATCCATGTAGTAACAATGGAATGCTTAGATTTACATCAACTGGTACTGGGTCTGTTTCGTTTACTTGTGGCGTTAATAATCCTATTACTAAAGGTATACCAGTAACTGAAGGTGAAACATACACATTTAGTATTTTTAGTGCTGCTAGTACAACCACAAGAAATATAAGACTTGGTATCCAATTCTACGACAGATTTGGCGTTGCTTTAGGGGTTTTGCAGCAAGGAGTTCCTGTATCAAATGCTACTTTAGCTTGGGACAGCCCAACCCTTAGACCTTTTGCAACAGCTATAGCTCCGACAGACGCTCATTACGCAAGCGTTGCTGTAAATATTAGTAATACTGCAGTTAGTGAAGTTCATTATTTTGATGCCGCTCAATTTGAAGAGGCAATTTCTAAAACTGCTTTTGAGGACGCAAGAAGAATTAATATAACACTTAAAGCTAATAGAATTAATGAAATTACAAATCCTTCTTTTACCCTTTCATCTAGCCCTTGGGCTGCAACAAATGCGGCTTTAACTCTAGATTCTTCAAAGCCAGGGGTAGATATTAAAGAATTTGTTGTTATAAATAAACAATTAACCTCTAACGTAGCAACTTTAACCGTAAGTGATTCTTACCTTCCTATATTTGTTGGAGATAACATAGTTGTTTCTGGAGTTGGCTCTCCATTTGATGGCGCATATCTTGTTACATCTTCAAACCCTATTGGTAAAACTGTTTCTTATGCTAAAGTAAACGCAAATATTGCAAGCACTGCTGTGTCTCCAAGTGGACTTGTTTCTATTGCGGGAGATTCTTTAAAAGTTACTCCTTCTGGGTCTTCTTTAGTATCGGTAGTAGGGCACACATCAACTGCTAATTATTTTAATGTTCTTGCTGATAATGATTATACTTTTAGTATTTACGTAGAACCAGAAACAAATAGTGAATTAGTTACTGCTTCTATAAATTGGTACACAAGTTCTAACACTTTAATATCAACAACTTCTGGTTTAGCTACCAAATGCCCTCCTGTATATACCGTTTCATCTGCTTCTTTATCTTCAAACGTTGCTACATTAACTTTAAATGAACCTTACGAATTTTTAAATTATGCCGGTAATGATAAATCTTATATTGTTGTTGCTGGATTAGGTTCTCCATATGATGGTACTTGGCAAATATCTTCTGTTTTAAATAACACAATTAGTTATGCTAGAGTTAATGCAAATATTGCATCAGCAACAGTAACTGGAACTGCTTCTCCAGTGGGTATTTGGTATAGAGTTTCTGTTACCGAAACTGCTCCATCTTTAGCATCAAGCGTAACTGCAGCTTCTGCTTCAGCAGGAGTTATTACCTATATTGCAAATAATTCACTTTCAATTGGCCAAATTGTAAGTATTACAGGTCTTTCAACAGACGCATTTAATTTAAAAGATGTAGTGGTTGCATCAGCTTCTTCAACACAATTTACTGTAAATAATCCAGCTACAGGCACGCCAGTTACTGGAGAAAAGGGTACCGTATCTCCTTTATTAAAAGCATCTGTAAAAGTAAGTTGGACACCTTCAAATCCAGGGGCAGTAGTTTATTTAGAAGATGCTTTGTTTGAAAAGGCTTCATTTGTACTAGATTATTTTGACGGCTCTCGAAGTGGTCAAGAGGATACAACCTCATTGACTTGGGAAGGTACTGTCGAAGCTTCAAGAAGCCATTTTTACAAAAATAAATTTGCAGTAGAGGATAGAGTAAAAAGAGAAATAAGTAAAAACATATTACTTGGCTCAACCTTTGCCTTGTATTTTTCTCAACCAGACTAGTAGTACTATAGAAGTATGTTAGAACTAGTTTTATCCTCTTGCTTTGCGGCTTTCTTTTTAGCTGTAATTGAGCAACTAATTGACCTTAGAATCTATAGAGCCATAGCCGCTCTTGCTTTATCTGCTGTGGGGGTTGGCCTTACTGGAGTTACCTCCATACCTTTATTTATAGCCACCACTGTTGCTGGAGGGTTTTTAGCCCCTTTCTTGGTTGTACTAGCCGATAGCATTACCTCCTACAAACCCGCCGTTACCCAACCAACTCGACTAGACCGCTGACGTTGATATAGTCTTGGTCTAGGAGGACTAATGACTTACTACGTAATAGTTGCAGGAAACGGGAAGACATCTCGTACAAATGTTGAAGTACTGTTAGAAGACCACTACCACGCTGAAGGTGATGGTGGGATTTTAGTTTTACCTTATGAAAAAAATCCAAGTGAAGGCCAGACTTGGGCTTCTCAATTATCTAAAGATAAAAATAAAGAAGTTATTGTTATTAATAAACCCAATGCTATTAAAGAAGCTTTAAATACAGTTAAAGGTTCAAAAACAGCAGCGTTTTTATTATGGAACGATGAAGACGAAGACTGTCTTAACGTTTTATCAGAATGTAACGACGCTGGGGTTTCTTCCTTTGATTTAACTGATGGGTTAATTAAAATCAATACTAAAGGGTCTTTAAAGATAGAAGAAAGGCCTGAGCCACCTATTCAAGAACAATTATCTATGGAAGTACCAAAACACATAGATTTTAATGTAGAAGACGACGATGACGATGAAGAGGAAGAAGACGAAGAAGAGATTGATGAACTAGACTCTCTTTACATTTCATTAGATGAAATAGCAAGAATTT